TCCTCTTCCTCTTTAATCTTAGCGATCTCAGCGTCCGACTTCTCCTTAAACTCCTTATGAAACTGTTTGAACTCCTCCTCCAAATCAAAGGTCTCACCCTTCTTAGTCCTCTCGGCAGCTTCCTTCATAAACAATTGCCGACATTGTAGCTCAAGATTCTGTAGGGCGAAGTTACGTAACGTCCTCTCTTCCACTCCATACAGCTCCTTAAACTTCACCTTATAATGGTTGAGGTGGTTCAGAAGATTCTCAACATAAGGGTATAGCTCACCCCAAAACTTTTGAAGGAGAGTTAGCATAGATCTCATATCCGATTGCTGTAGGTGCATGGTCGCTACAATCATATCAAACATTGCCATATCTACCTTATCCCCATTAGGTAAGGTGATAGGCTCTCCTGCTATCCATTGCCTATGGGTATATGCCTGCTTCCATAGCTCCTCAGTCTCATCATTCAAGCTATCAATAACCGCTGATTGTCTCTTCTTTATCAGTACATCAAACTCTTTAGCTTCTCTCTTTTTTCGTGACCTGATACCCATCTATACCTCCGTTTTCAAATAGGAATTTATCTTTAAAATTAGGACACGTTTCATTAGGCGCGAACATTCTATGAGGGTCTACAGTCGCATTAGGATACAGTGACTTCAATTCATACAATACCGTATGTAGACTTAACCCTTGCTTAAAAGTAAAATTATAATCACCGTAAAGACACACATGAATAGAGTGGCTATCAAATCCTCGTACGGTATTTTTAGGTCTTTCGAGTCTAGCTCCTCCGTAAATCTCTCCGTCTTTACATATTAAATAGTGGTATTTCTGTTGTCCAACTAGGTTCCACCACTCGAACATATTGTACTCATCCTCATGCTCTTCCCTCTCAAAGCCAGTGCAATGGATAAATATCTGACTAATCACCCTTTTCATAATACTGCTCCTATTACCTTCATCTTCTTGCGAAGGCTCTCAATTATTCTCTTGTCCTGTACGCTTCCAATTATATTGTGGACAGTACAGGGATCTTCCTGCCCTATCCTATGGAATCTCTTCCTCATCTGATCATTCTTAGCTGGAGTCCAATTGGGGTCATTGACTATTAGATGTCTCGCATTGGTGAGGTTCATACCCTCTGCCCCTGAGCCTATGGTAATACATAGAAAGTTATGCTGGCTTCTTTGAAACTCACTGACATACTTATCCCTCTTTCTAACGGGGATATCGCCATGAATGTAGGGACATCCTAACTTCTCAGCAAGCCATTCTACTGGTTTCTTGTGATCTGAGTAAATTAGGAATGGCCCTAGCTTTCTCTCGTCCAGCATCTTCACGTAGTCTAAAGTGTATTTCACCTTTAGCATAGCAGACTTCGCCTTCAGCTCTGGAGAGTATTTCTCATTGCCATTAAACTCATTAAACATTTCCATTAGCTGTGGGATATTTCTGTAGTCCACAACTACATTCTTCTCCATAAGAGGAGGTAGCTTTAATACCTTATCAGCTCTCCTTCTAATCATCTTATCCTTAAGGTAATACTTGAGTCTTTTAACTGTATCCTTTCTAACTCCCTCGTACTTTGTTATGAGCCTACGCCTACCTTTAACATAGATAGTGCGCTCCTTTTTAATGGAGTAATCCTCATAAAAATCCCACGGCACAGGGTAGTCCTTATAAACATTCGCCCCATTAGTAGGATGTACAGTATAGCCACACATCCTTAGCAAAGAGTACAGCTCGACCGGAGTACCGTTAGGCATAGGAGTTCCTGTAAGAAGTGCCAGTCTTTCCGGCGCTGACCGATAGATTAACTCATGTAATCTCTCAGTCCTTTTAGCATCTATATTCTTTATGTAGTGCGCTTCATCAATTATCACCATATCAACCATATCAAACACATGAGAGGCATGGTCAATCTGGGCATAACCCATGATAATAAAGTCCACATTTTTAGGAATGGGCAGCTTCGCCTCCTTATTCCCTTCAATAACGTGAACCATGTTAAGGTGTGACTCAAGTTTATTGATCTCACAAAACCAATTGTACCGGAGGAAAGCTGGAGATATTATTAACACCTTGCCACCGTTACTTACGACATCAAAAGCAATGGTAAGGGACTGGAGGCTTTTGCCAAGGCCCATCTCATCAGCGTTAATGTGGTAATGATGGAGGAGACCGAAGTCGATCCCCTCCTTTTGGTAATCAAATGGTGTAACAGCTAGACCTTTATAGCTCGTCACTGCTTGCGCTTTCCATGGCAGATATGACAGTCTCAACAAAGGACTCAAGTACTTCCCCTGTATTGCCGTCAAGGAAATCTTCTCCCTCTAAATCTGTACTTGCTTGCTTGGCAAGTCGCTTCATCTCGTCTGACTTCTTCCAGTCTGGGAAGTTCTCAGTTAAGATCTCACCAAGTTTAGTCTTATGATCTTTAACCTCTCGATCATAAGCTACTGGCTTCTTACGGGATGCGGCTTTCTTCGTAGTTTTCTTGGTGGTCTTCTTAGTAGTTTTCTTGGTGGTCTTCTTAGCTGGAGCTTCCTCTTCTACTTCTTCTGGTAACTCCGGCAGCTCTTCCGTCTCAGCTTTAGAAGTTTTCTTCTTAGTAGTAGAAGTCGATCCTCCAATACCAAGAACTCCACGAACTTTCGCACGTAACTCCTTCGCAGCCTCTTCAAAGTCTTCCCCCTCTTCTAGGTTAGCTGTCGCTTCCATCATCTCTGGTTCGTAGTCTTTCTCTTGTACTGTTTTAGTGTAAACAATTTGTGTAACTTGCACTGTAGTCTCCTTATAATAATTCTGAGTCATCCTCTTTAGGCTTAACCCATTCGTTTAATTCGTACTTAGGTGGTCTTGGCACCATAATACTTTCTTTTAATTCCCAGTCTTGTCGCTCAAACTTTTTGATGAGGTTCAATGCTTTCATGTACTTAGCTCTACCCATCTCAATGTAGTTCTCAGCGTCCACCAATTGAGCTGGTGTCTTCTTATCCTTAGAAGCAAAGATCCAATAGAATTTCTCCTTATAGGGAATGTCTAACTCAAAGTGATCAATGCAAGCATTAACCACATCCAGATAAAGGGCAGCCGATAGATCATAGTTGAGTGTCTTGATCTTCTGCTTAATCATATCTGCTCGATGAACATAACCCTTAGTACTCTTGGGGTCGACGATGTAGTCAGTGTGAAGGCAGTCAGTCCTAACCTTAACATTAACCCCATGGAACTTAATAAAGAAGGACACCTCATATTCCCCACCCTCAAGATAGGACTTACATAGCTCGCTCGCCTCGTAGTTAGCTCTTAACTGTTTGACATCCTTAAGCATACCCTCAGTTAGAATAATCTTATCCTTATGCCTCTCCTTAAAATCGTCCCAGACTTTCCCTCGTCTTTGACCGCCCTTAAAGTTTACAAAGCTACCCTTCAGTTTATCCGGCTCAAGTAATGCAAGATGAAAGATAGTTCCGACGTCAAAAGCATCTTGCATAGCTTGAGGTGTTGGCTCTGGTTTATTTAAAATGTATTCTCTATGGAATTTATGCGGATCTTCTAACATAGTTTTAAGTTGAGAGGAGCTGTAGTAATGCTCCTCCCGACTGTATTGCTTATGATATTCATCGTCCGGCATGTCCCAATAGACATTAGGCTCTATCATAGATCTTCCTCTTCTTCCTCTTCCGCACCAAGTTCATCAAGCTCGTCCGGTACGCCACCTTCTTCTGCTACATAGACATCCATGGTATGACATAGCTCGCCTTCCCAGTCACCGCTGCTAACTTCAACTTGACCAGTGTAGACTACCTTAACAGCATCACCCTTCTGAACTCCCTGCATGTTACGCTCTAAACAACCGCAACCGTTCAGTAATAGGTTATCCCCAACCTTAATCGGATTACCGTTCTGGTCTTCACATTCTAAATCGAAGTCCTCAAGCTTGATGATGTAGTTCATTCTCTTAAATCTTTTATCCTTTTCGCTTCCAACTACAATACCTTCTGCCCAGTCACCTTCGTCCCACTTGTCCCATGAGTGTAGGAATCTTGGTGCATTACGATGGACATAGTTTCTCCTTCTCCTTCCTTCAGATCTTTTCTCTGCTCTTCTGTTAGATGATGTTTTCTTTCTTGTTGTTCGTTCTCTTCGACTCATTCTTTTCTCCTTATAGTAAGTCTAATATTTCATCTCGCTGAAAGTAGCGACTGAATTTATTGTATTCATCCCCTGCTCGTTCATCTACATATATTCTTTCTCGTTTCACCACTAACCCTTTGGGAGTTTTTACATACTCCCTTCCCTCAGGATAGTCAGGACTCCAGATGTTAGCGTCAGTACCAACCATTTTCTCTTCCCTACTATATCTGGGGTAGTAGTCTTGGAATGACTCAATCATAGCGTAGTTAAGAGAGTCCATCGCCCCAAGATTTTCGCTATTGAACTCAGCATAAAGGGCATCATGGAGAGTGAACGGTATTGCCAGCCCGAGGTCTTGTGCATAAGTGACTGCGCGGCGCATGATATCTGCCCCTGCCCCTTGTATCGGCATATTCTTAACAGAGCGGTGATTTGGATTATCACCCCACATAGTCCAACCGTCTTTTAAGGTGACATAACCTACATTTTTATAGTGATGAAAGAAGTCATCCTTAAAGTCAGCATAGGAGTAGAACAGATCATCGAATAAATCAATCAGCTCTTGTGCTTCCTCTTCTGAAGTAGGAACTCCGGTATCATTCGTAATCTTTGCAGCCAAGCTCTTAGCTCCCATGAGGTACATGATACCAAGCACTGTAGCCTTAAACCTGTCTCTAATATCTCCGTGACTTTTCTTAGTTGCATCTTTTGGTACAGCTCCTACTTTCTTGGCGAACCACAGGTAGACATCCCCCGAGTGATACGCCTCTAATAAATTTTTATCATCTGCTTCAAGTCCTGCAATCAATACCTCTTGAGACTTCCAGTCGATCCCACCCATGGCCATACCTTTAGCTGGCTCACATAGAGATCTCATCCACGCTGATTTTAAAAAGAGGAACGTAGTGCTGGACGGCTGTGATCGGCTTGACTGGCTTCCGTATATATTAAAGTACGGCCTGACTCGTTTATCGCTTCCAATCGCATCCCATATTGTGCTCCTTGAACTGTTAGAAAATCCAGCAAGGTGTTGTCTTGTCTTAAGGAATCTAACGAACTGGCTACCCAGACTTTCTTGCGAATAGGAGTGCCTGTCGTGGAAATACTTCTGGAAACTTTCAGCCGATAGCGAATACTGACCTTTGGGGTGTAGCTTAGAGGGGTCAGTCTTGTCCCAATTGTGTGGCAAACTCGGTTCAATAGATTTAATCCAACTACGTGTGGCAACTTGGTTCCAACTATATTTTCCCTTTCTAATATCGTATTTAAAGGGGTCAGCGTCCGGTATCCATCCGTGTTTTCTGTTAAGCTCATTAATTTCTCCCTGTATCTTTCCTAGTATATCGCCAACACTGTCGGCGAAATTTCTCATGTACTCGTAATTAACCGGATAACCTAGCTGCTCCATGAGAGCTGTTCTAGCAGAGTAGTTTCCTCTGTTAATCATCCATTGTTTTAACTGTTTAAGATCTGATGTCCTATACTTCCTCTTATATAGTGCCATCATCTTTTTCAGCATATCAGGAAGTCGAACGACATCATCCTCGTTGTACTCTAGTACCTCATCACGATGCCGCTCGATTTCCTTTCGATTACCAGAAATGATCAGCTCCCTAATCCGATCTTTCCGATCTGTATCTACTTCTTCATCCAATAATTTATAGCAAGCTGCTGCGTACCCATCTTCAGGTTTAGCGTGGTTCTCACTGTCATTGTCATAAAAGCTCACCTTAGGCTTGGTTATTTTCTTCTTACCTTTAATCAACTGCTTACCGTATGAAAGCTTATGGTTGTGGTTTAAAAGGTTACGGTATTCAAGCCATAGATCTACCCAGTGAATATCCGTAACCTTCATACCTAAGGACAATAGTGACCGTGCTTCAGCGATCACATTGTATGCAATAAACATATAGTTACGTTTTTTGTAATGGAAGAGAGTCTCTACTAGCTCCCTTTGCACATCCTTATTATCATGTAGCCAGTAGCGCTCGGACTCCTCAAAGTTCCAATCCTTGTCGTACACATAGACCACACATGAAACTAGGTTTAGTTTCTTTTCATTTGATCCATTGTACTCAAAGTCAAGGAACAGTTTTCCTTGTTTAATTTTTAAACATTCCAGCATGGCCGATAATCTTCCCCACCTTTTGTAAGGTGTGTATGTTCATTAGGTTTTGTTTCCACTCATTATAATCAGGAAACTCTTTCAACCTGAGGTGGACTAGGTCAGGGTTGACCATTTCAAATCCCCCTTCTTGGATATCTCTCATATACACTTTAATAATCATATCTCTTACACAATGCTTTACCTCAGGCATTGACAGTATAAAGTCTGCCAATGCTCTAAGATATGCCTGATGACTGGTGTCTATTTTATCCACTCCGCACCTTCCTTTTCTTCAGGGAATTCGTCATCAAACTCTGTTATATGCTCGGTAATTTTCACGTTTCTAAACTCATCTGAAATGCTTCCAAACATTTGGCCTAAAACATTGCTCACCTCTTTTGCGCTGACGACATCGTGAAACTTTATAGCTCCATCTAAACTGTGATATCTAAACTGACCGCAGCTAATTCCTAAATATAAGTTTCCTTTTTCAATTACGTAAAATGTATTCATCTACTCACCCTCCTTTTCTTCAAGGGATTCCAAAAACTCTTCCGTTTTTTTTATCTTGTCCATGGAGTGATAACAGGTTAACTCTGGACAAATTAAGGCATCTCCGCAATGTTGCTTTATGTGTTTCACCGCTTCCGCTAGTTTCTTTTCTAGCTCGGCAATCTTTTCCTCTAAAACAAAGACTACTGGTGGTGTTGCGTGTTTATCTTTCATAGCTCCCCCAATAAAATAAACCTGTCCCAGTCGCATCGGTATAAACCGTAAAACAAGCTGTCTAAATGACCGCTTGTTAAAATCACATCGTTTTCAATGTCATACCAAGCAAAAATTATGCTTTCTTCGG